GTTACAAACCGTTCTACAGAACTATTGTGGCAACATGGGTAAGTGAAAACGAATTTAGAGGAATATAATGAGAGTTATCGTAACTGAATCACAATTAAAAAAAATTGTAGAAACTATTACCGATGGTAAAGTTATCTGTGATAGTTGTGGTTGGTCTTGGGACCTTTCAGATGGTGGGGACGACCCATACATCTGTCACAAGTGCGGACATGACAACTCTGAAAAAGAATATATTGGAAAAAGAGTTATGGTATATTATAACTTACATAAACATACTTTTTCGGTAACTTTAAAATCAAAAGTTATTCTCCACGCAGACTTTGTTAAGTTAGGAGATGTTGAGTTTAGAGTTAGACAAGGTGGTAAAGATAGAGTACGTTCTGAAAAATCTAAAAATGTACACGCCTTTGTTATCGGAGATTTATTAGATTATTGTGAGTACCCTTGTAAAGATATTCCAGTTTCATCATCGGATGATATTATTACATATAACCCATATAAACACGATTCATTTGTTTATAAAAAAGGAGGAGAGCCAATATTTTCAGCCAAAGAAGTTGATATGATTAACTCAACTAATAAATTATTTGTAGTTAAAAAATAATATGCCATTACCAAAACAGGTTAAACCTACCTTACCATTAGTCCCAAAGAAAACTTTGTCTGCTAGAAGAGAACAACTTCTCGAGTATATCAACAAAGATGGAACTTATTTACCTAAATCCGTTTTACATGCGGATTTAGATAGAGGTATGTTAGATTTTGTTAAAGAAGATTTACAGGTTATTACATCAGGTAAAATTGTACCAATGGTTGATATTATTATAACAACACAAAATTGGGCTCAGTATGTTGAAACCGCATTGTTTACTAATTTGGACTATAATCCTGAACCCCCTTTTATTACAGTTGTAAGACAACCAGAAGTTAAGTTTGGTACCAATCCTTCTCTACAATACACAATACCAAATAGAAAACAATTTTATTATGCCTCAGTACCTACTTGGAATGGTAATGAACAAGGTATGGACATTTATACTATACCTCAACCAGTTCCTGTGGACATTAACTACAGTGTAAAAATCATTTGTAATCGAATGAGAGAGTTGAATCAGCTTAACAAGATTGCTATGCAAAAATTCTCTTCAAGACAAGCTTATACGTTTATAAAAGGTCAATACGTCCCAATTGCTTTGAACAATATTTCTGATGAGTCTCAAATAAACATGGATGCTAGAAAATATTTTATTCAGAATTATGATTTCACCATGTTAGGTTATTTGATTGACGAAGAAGAATTCCAAGTTAAACCTGCCATCGCAAGAGTTGCACAAATTATGGAATTGGATACAACGGTTTTAAAAAGTAAAAGAAACAAATATCCAAAAAATCCAGATGAGTTTTTATCTAAATTTTTATACGTTGTTGGAAATAATAGTTTGAATGATGTGATTGATTTCACTGCTAATATGACATTTGCTAATTCAACAAACGTTGAGACTTATGATGTTTACATTAATGGTGATTATTATGGTAGTGATTTACAAAGAATTGAAATTACCACAAATGATGTATTAAGGATTGAAGTTACAAAAGATAATATCACTCTACCTGCTAATATACTATTCGAAAACAAACTAGTTTAATCTTCTCCGTAGATATCCTTTTTTTCCTGACAATTTTCCTCAATTAATCTTTCTAAAAACTTATGGATTTTATATCCATTCTTCACGCAATACTTTTTAAGTATTAAATGACTCTCTTCCGATATCTTTAGGTTTTTAATTTTCAAGGCAGAATAAAGTAAGAATTAAATCATACTTCTAAATAAATAGTTGTAAAAACAATAAGTTTTTGAATTTTATTAGAATATTTATGAATAAATAAATTCTAAAATATAAAATAAATGGCAACAGCAAACAAAGTATTCGTCTCTCCAGGTGTTTATACATCTGAGACAGATTTATCGTTTGTTTCACAAAGTGTTGGTGTCACTACTTTAGGTATTGTAGGTGAAACTCTAAAAGGTCCGGCTTTTGAGCCAATTTTCATTGGTAGTTATGACGAGTTTCAAACATACTTTGGTGGTACTACACCTGAAAAATTTGTGAACACACAGATTCCGAAATACGAAGCGGCGTATATCGCAAAGTCTTACTTACAACAATCTAACCAATTGTTCGTAACAAGAGTATTAGGTCTAAATGGTTATGATGCGGGACCATCTTGGTCAATCAAAACAATCGCAAACGTTGACCCCGACACTATTGGTTTTTCTGGTAGTACAGGACAACCAACAGTATTTACATTACTTTTCTCAGGTAACACTGGAGGAACAGTAAGTTTTACAAATACTGCGTCTTGGACTGCAACACCAATGTATAATATTTTTACAACTTCTTATACAACATTTAATAAAGGTACGTCAAATCTAAGTACTGATTTGACAACAATGTTATCAGGTATTTTTACAACACCTGCAAATTCGGCAACAACAATTGATTATTTCGGTTCAATCCCTGGAGCTAGTTACACTGCATTAAGTTCATTCACGTCAAGAACTAACGTTTATGATGTCGTATCCTTATCAGGTGAAAGTTTAAATTCTCGTGAAAATGATGCATGGTTCTATTCATCTTTTGAACCATCATTTAACGGAGTATTACAAACAAGTGCCTATACAGGTTTCTCATTCTATAGTGTTGTTACTAACATGGTGACAGGTGCGACTACAGGAACTTACACAGGTACTGTTTCAGGTACTTATTATACGTTAACAGGTACTGCATACACTGACTATTCTAACTTAGTTGTTGCAACATTACGTTCAAGAGGTATTACCCAATACTCAACAACATTACATGGACCTCAATATCAAGTAACGGGAACAACTGATGTTGCGTTGTTAGGTTCAGGTACAATTTACTCAGCAATTACAAAAAATCCATATGCAACATTTAAGTTAACAGGGACTACTATAGATAATGTCAACTTCTCATTTGAGACATCTTTCTTGAATTCTCAGTCAAATTATCTGGCTAGTGTATTTGGTACTGAAAACTTTGCAAAAGAAAGAACTGAAGTACCATTGTTCTTAGAAGAGAGATATGATACATTATTGTCATATGGCTATAATAAAGGATACGTTAGAGGTATTAATAGTAACTTAATCGGATTAGGTGACGCTAGAACAACAACTAATACTGATACTACAGGTTTCTACTTAGAACGTTACCAAACTCCAGAATCACCATGGGTTGTTTCTGAATTACGTGGTAATAAAGTATACGAATTGTTTAAATTCTTCACAATTGCCGATGGTAATAATTCAAATACTCAAGTTAAAGTAACAATTGCAAACATTTCATTTACTAATGGTACTTTTGATGTGATTGTTAGAGATTTCTACGACACTGACAGTAATCCTGTAGTTGTTGAGAAATTCTCAAATTGTAGTATGGACCCAGGATTAAACAACTATATCGCTAAAAAAATCGGTACATCTGATGGGGAGTTCCAATTGAATTCTAAATATGTAATGTTAGAAGTTAATGTTGACGCACCGATAGATGCATTACCATGTGGTTTTGAAGGTTATATTAATAGAGAGTACCCTTCAGCTACACCGGCATATCCAGTTTATAAGACTAAATATTACATTCCTGGTGAGACTATTTATGACCCTCCTTTTGGAAACTCTGCAGGTACAAACAATGATACTCAAAGTTCAGGTGACAATGTAAGAAGAACTTATTTGGGTATTGGTGATTTCTATGGTTATGATGTTGATTTTTACACATACAAAGGTAAAAGAATGCCAAGTTCTTTTTGTACAGCAGTTGAAGGTGATGAGTGGGCTTATAAAACTAAAGGTTTCCATATGGACATCAATGCAAGTTCAATAACTATTTCAAATTCTTATACAACTAGTGGAACACCAGCTTATTTCGTTGGCGCAGCAGAATTTACATCTGATCCTGATACCGAAACGAATCCATATTATAGATTATTTGCTCGTAAATTTAGTTTGTTATGTAAAGGTGGTTTTGATGGTTGGGATATTTACAGAGAGTACAGAACCAATGCTGATAGATTTATTTTAGGTAGAAATGGTTATTTGAAAGGTGCTTGTCCTGATTTTAGATACCCTAATGCAACTGGATGGGGTGCTTTCAAACAAATTAGTGTAGGTGATAATACTCAAGATTATGCAAATACAGATTACTACGCATATCTGTTGGGTATTCAAACATTCGCTAATCCTGAGGCTGTAAATATTAATGTGTTCACGACACCTGGTATTGACTATGTAAATAATAGTAACTTAGTTGAGGCGGCTATAAATATGATTGAGTTTGATAGAGCGGATTCAATATATATCGCAACAACACCCGATTATCAACTATTCAATCCATCGGCAACAGATCCTCAAGGTTTGATTTATCCACAAGAAGCTGTTGATAACTTGGATAAGGCGGGTATAGATTCCAACTATACTGCAACTTATTATCCTTGGGTTTTAACAAGAGACACAGTTAATAACACACAAATCTATATTCCACCAACTGCTGAAGTTTGTAGAAACTTAGCTTTGACTGATAATATCGCATTCCCTTGGTTTGCATCCGCAGGATACACTAGAGGTTTAGTAAACGCAATTAGAGCAAGACGTAAGTTAACACAAGACGATAGAGATACTCTATATAAAGGAAGAATTAACCCTATAGCTACTTTCTCTGATGTGGGTACAGTAATTTGGGGAAATAAAACTCTTCAAGTTAGAGAATCTGCCCTTGATAGAATCAACGTTAGAA